CAATAGTTTTAATAGCTTCAAAGACAGCTCCAAACGACTTTTTAAAGCCCTCAACTAACTTGACAATATAGCCTAGGTAGCTGCTAAAAAACTCCTTAATACCATTCCATACGCCTTCCCAATCACCCTTTATTAGTGCAAGAACGGTCTTGATTACTGCCGCAATAGCTTTCATTGCCGGTTCTATGACTGGCATCAATGCATCAAATATTGTTATTACTAATGGCAATACAACCTTTGCCAGTTCATTAAACAGATCCAGCAATGGCGGTAAAATAACCTGCACTATTTCATTGATGAGTTCCATGAGCGGAGGCAATACAATCTCTGCAAATTTGGCAAACAATTCAATGACAATTGGCATAATGTTGTATATGATTTCTCCGAAAAGCTCAATCAGTGGCGGCAATAAAGTGCTTATGACCCGTGTGAATAGTTCAATCAGAGGCGGTAACACCTGGTTAATGATATCATAAAATTGGTCAAGTAACGGCGGCAGGATATCACCTATTATCAACTGGAACAAATCAATAAATGGCGGTAAAATAGTCGAGATTATGCTTGTGAACAAGTTTATAAACGGTGGTAATACCGACTGCAGCATGTCCGTAAATAATATAATCACTGGCGGCAATATACTTGATGCTATTTGAGTGAACAAATCTATCAACGGCGGTAAAGCGTTTTGAATCAATGTCATAAGAAATGGCAATACTGCTGCTACAGAATCACCCAGTGTGCCCATCACATTCTCTAATACTCCTTGTATCATCGGCATATTGCCAAGTATAAAGTCAAGGAAGCTTTGCAACATTGGCAACGTGGAGTTTGTTAAGTCTCTTACTATGCCACCAAAAGCATCTTTTACATCTGCAAGGGTATCGCCAAATATTACATTCGCCTTGACAGCATCCTCGGACATCACAATGCCAAGTTCGTCAGCTCTGTCTTTAAGTTCCTGCATACCATCACTGCCGGCATTGAGTAAAGGCAACATTTCAGTGTAAGACTTACCAAGCAGGTCATTCCCAAGAGCATTACGAGTTGCACCTTGTTCCATGTCAGCAAGAGAATTCATAACCTCCGAGAATATTTCCTCTTGTGATTTATTTTTCAGATCATCGATACTTATTCCCAGTGCTGCAAAAGACTCTGCTGTTTTTTCATTACCGTTCATCGCATCGGCCATTACATCAGACAGCTTTTTGACGCCAACTTCAAGTTTGCCAATATCTGCTCCGCTCTGTCCTGCTGCATACTTCCAGCGCTGCAATTCTTCCCGGTTGATACCTGTCCTTTCGGACAGCTTGTCGATTTCATCAGCATATTCCGCAGTCTGATTTGTCACAGCCATTAGTCCGCCAACCGCGGCAGTCGCACCGCCAACAATGGCAGTACCCCACTTTGCTGCGGTCTTGATGCCATTCCCAAGCTTTGAGCCGAGGCTTTCTGCCTTTTCCTCTGTCCTCGAAATGCTATTTTCTGCTTCGCTCGAATCAACAAATATGCTCCCAAAGAGCTTAAACAATTCGATAAGTCATCACCCTCTTTCGGGTAAAAATAAAGCATCCTTTGTCGGATGCTTATAAAATATATTTACTAGACTTTCTTATATTTTCTTCTGCCCATAGCGGTTGAAGGTTCGTATAATGAAAGCATTTTCGCAATTTAATTGCTGTGTCACCTGCCTTTGTGCTTCGCCACAACCGCCAGCATTTCTTTTTCTATTTCATCGAGTGATTTTTGAGTGTACCTGTACTGCTTCTGGATTAGTTTACTCTTGAATTCTTCAAACTTAGTAGGTTTCAGCCATTCAATTGCCATGAATGGATATAATGTTTTCCACAACTCCCAAGCAGCCTGCTCTTTTTCATGCTCAACGGCGTGTATCAAATAATCCACGGCCGCGGACAAAGGAAGGTCCATAATAAGCTGTGGATTATACGTTTTTGACAATAATTCAGCTATCCGCGGCCCCTTCAGGTGACCGCAGATTTGAAAAAATTTATCACACCTGCGTCTGATACAAGTTCTTTCACAAACTGCACCAGGTCAATATTCTCTGCCTCCTGAGCCGTTATCCCTTTTGTTTCAGCCACAAAGGCATATATCTCTTTTTCCGCTTTGTGTGCCTTGCTGATTATTTGCATCATCAAATCCGCTCCGATTTTATTCGCATCGGCTTTTGGGTCTGTGATTTTCAAGTCGAGCTTGTCGATCATGGCCGATAGTTTCAGGCCCTGTTTCAATGTAAGCATATTATCCCTCCTTAAAAATAAAGAGAGGCTTTCGCCCCTCTTTATGCTGTCTTAAAGTTTACTACCTTTTTGGTCATCTTGTTGCCGGCCAAATCCCGCACATTGGCGATTATCCAGATGTAATCAGTGTTTGCATCCAGATTAGATGTCGGGTCAAATGTCGCCGTCTTTGTCGCCGCTGAGTATGTTAGTGTACCCGATACCTCCGTACCATCCGATGCTTTGATTAGCGTGAAGTTATCAGCCTTGATGTCTCCCTGACGAACATCCTCGCTGAATGTTGCTGTGAGACTGCTCGACACTGCAACATCTGTTTCGGCATCGTCCGGGTCTGTGGTAACTGTCGGGCCGGTTGTGTCAGCACTGATTGTTCCAACATCTTCAATATCGTACAGGTCAGCCGTATCATCCTCGGCATCCCAGTGAGCGTGTGCTTCTAAGGTAATCACGCCCTCGGCTTTGGGGGCGGCGGCAAGTGAAAAGTCGTTTTCCGTCATGGCGTTATACAGCGTGATTTTCTTGTACCCGCCGCCGATTACTTTAGCAAACAAAGTTACATTTGACAGATACGCACCGTCCTGTATCACCCCAAGATTGCCGCTTTTAGCTGACAGCTTGCCGTCCGAATATGTCGCCCAAGGCATAGCTAGGGCCAAATTATCCATGCTTGTATCAAGCAGCGGAACGGATAGCATAGCATTGATTTCGTCAACAACCTGCATCCCCTTTGTTTTGCCTTTGCGTCCGTCATACTCAATTTCACGAATATTCTTTGCGACTGTGAAAGTACCGCCGCCGCGTGTGGGGGCAAGCTGCCTTTCTCCCACTTCGCCGTAATTGGCATATACAAGCCCGTAGTCGATCTGTATATTTTCTATCTGTTCCTGAGTAAGATTCATCTTCTCAACTCCTTCCGAATAGTCTTGCTTCGTAGATGTACTTCCGACGTTTAATGCCCGGGTTGTCATCTCGAAGCGGAATTTTTCTGTCCAAATAAAAAGTGACTGCCAACCCTTCAACGGTCAAAGTCTTTTTGTTTAGTGCATCATTCACGGTTTGCATAAGCGTTTCAAATGCTGTGGTGTCCCCGCCGGCTGGCATATCCCAGCCGTCGATATCCAAGGCAACCGTCTCAAATTCCTCGCCGTCGTTAGTAATTTGAGTAAAATCATATACAAGATAAGGAAATTGAGCATTATCAGGTGCATCCTGGAAGTATACGCGTGAGTGAATCGATTTCAAATGCTGGTGCAAGAGCTCACGTAGATACTTCATCACCAAACTCCTCCTCTTCGTCAATTAATCCCAACGCCCGGTTTTCATCCTCAATCTCTTTGATATACTGGCCTTCAATGCGGCGGATATCGTCAATATGTTTGAAGGTAGTCTCCCGGATAACTCCCTTTTTGGGCATGCCTTTTGTACCAAGTTCTTGGTTAACACCATACCATGTATCGTGTTTCACACCGATTTGAAGGTCGCATTCTTTTTTTCGTACCCAATACTGAGTGGAGTTATACAAACGTTTACTTCTCTTCATACCGGGGAGTTGTTTGAGTTCTTCAATCATCCTTTTCCTTAATAGTTTCGCTACATCTTTCAGTGCGGCCCGGGTGAGCTCCTGGATTGTGTATTTTGCACGGTCAACATTGGAAACAAACTCAATGCCGTCCTTTTTTATTTTTGTTACACTTTTAGGTAGTGGCACAGTTTACCACCCCCTGACAAATGAGCTCAGTAAGTTCACCGTCCTTGTCATATGTCCGGATGATAGTGTATGTTTTGTCACCGTGCTTTAGTTTCGGCTCCTGATTGTAGTCTATAGAACGAACAACAAACATCAATTCAGGTCGTAACCCTGTAGCTGCCGCCTGGTAGAATTCAGACTGACGGATTGACTGTTTGTCAGCGAACACTTCACGATCAACCGGTGTTTCGATAATATCACCCATATCATTTTCAGTGACATTAATGCTGATAAGCTTCACAACATCCCTAAACAGCATCTTCCGTCACCTCCGCATATTCCTGCGACAACGCCAGGTGACATTTAAGCATATCATAAGACTGCTGCAAGCGTTCGGCATCAGGATTGTTCCAACCGAAGTTAGCCTTGCAATAGGCAACAACCGCTCGCTTTATCAGCGGGTCCATAACCTGTATTTCTACCGGCTCGGGGTTTGGGTTTTCTTCTGTAGGTTCAGGGGTAATTGTTTCAGTTATGGTTTTGTTAATATTCACGCCTGACAACTTCAAATCGCTTTTTGCTGCATCGATTAGGTCGTTTATCTCGTCGTCGCAGGCTGTGTTGGAGATTCGTAAATACGTTTTGATTTCCGTTAACATCATTTCACCTTCCTTGAGGCTTCGATTTTCTTTTTAATTACTTTGCTTTCGGGGTATACTTCTTTCAGTTTCTCAAGTTCTTCAAGCGTTGGTTCGGACGGTTTGGGTTCATCTTTCCAAACCCCGCCAATTAACCCTTGAGCCCTCAGTTTTGCAGCTCTTGCATCGTCCAGTTCGATTGATTCACCGGGTATTTTGAAGCCTGTAATATCGTTGAAAGGCTTAATTACTACATATTTCAAGTCGATTCCTCCTTTCAGGCGAAGTAAAAGAGAGTGGTTTTTCACCATCTCGCGATATGTTCCTTATGCGAACCTACACAAGCATATAGTCAATGCTTATAGTAACTGATGTACCACCACTGAATGATGCACCGTATACAGTTAATGCTTTTCCTACTGTTAAAGCTGATAACATGCCTACACCATCTGTAACATTTGCAACAGTTACTTCAGAACTAATTTTTGCACCGTCAGTCAACGCTACTTTATCTACTGTAGTAACTACAACAGGAGTTGTGTTATTATCTTGTATTAACATGTTTGTTCCACCTCCAGATGAAAAATCACCTGTAGATTTAATAAAATATCTTAGTGGTTTAATGCTATAACCTGGTACTGCTGGTATTAACGTTGCTTCTGCTGCTATTTGTTCTAGAGTTATTGTACCTGTATAATTTTTAACAATCCCAACTTGTATACCTGGCAAGTCATCAATCATCTCTTTCCAAATTGGTAACCCAATACGGTTGATACCAATGGTTGACTTATGATTGATTCCATTACCGCCATAAGGTTGCTTTGTTGTTGTATCTCCATCAACATATTGACCCCAAATTTGATCATCTGTTAAAAGTTTTGGATATGCCCTATTCTTAAATTCATATAATGTTATGTTTTTGACTGTATAAGTTCCGGTATTACCAGTTTCTTTTTTGAACTGGATAATACCAGCAGCATTGTTGATTTGGATGTTTTCATCATACAGCACCAAAGCATCATCCACATATACTTTTAACACGTTATTCACTCTCTCTACAATAAAAACCCTGTCTGTATCGTCGTGGAATGGTGCTGTAGATACAGTACCAAGTCTATTTGATGTAGCAAGATTATCCCAACTTGCAGTTGCTATCGCTCCCCATTGAGATGAATCTGGATTATTACCGTGGCTGCGTATCTTACACAGTGCGTCCGATGTGCGAGGAAATATCTGTATAGCATTAGCAATACTCGTTGAGCCATAAAGCACACGTAAACATTCACCACCAGCTGGGGAATTTGTGCTAAATTTAGCGGTAAATTTAAGCATAAAGTTACTAAGTTTTGGAGTATTGATTGTTATAATATCTGTTGTATTTTTTATGGTAAAACCATCAGTGTTGTTTCCTGTTGAGGTTGATGTAATATCTAGTGCTAAAGGATTACCATCCAGATATGTCACAAGCGGGTCATAACCATCTCTTAATATATGATATAGCCTGTTAACATCTGCAATATATGCACCACATTCCAGACCATACCATCTTACTGTATA